TAGTTGGTGAAATTCCCAACGTCAGTGCTCGCCTGCCTGCCGGCAATCAAGTCAGCGCTAGCTATTCTGCCGCCAGTTGGCGAATAATAGATGCTGTATCTGGCTGAGTTGGTGATTGCGGCGCCAGTGTAAGTGTAGGCGCCAAGTGTATTATTGCCTAATGCCCAGCCGGCGGGATCCCAGGCATCCTCGCTCATATACGCAGAGCCGGCCAGGAATATGAGCCTCGCCATTTGCGAACCTTTCCATGCCAGGATCTGCGACCAGATAAGCGGCATCCTTACGCGCACGCCGCCTAGATTGTTCTCGCGTTTGGCGATAATGATTGGCACGAATTGCCCAATTTGCGCTGGCTCCTGTATCGAGTCAAACCCGAAGCGCGGCGACGACCTTTGATTGCTTGTAATTGGCGAGCCAGTTTTTCTAGTGGCAACGATCCTGGATTGCTGCTGGCGAGGGAATAGCAGGGACGACAGTAATGTAAGGCCAACCGAAATCGCCAGGTTGACAAGTACCGGCACAAGCGGGCCACATACTGGCCCTTCTGCTGGACGCTCTACTGATGCCTTAAGCGTAATCGCCTTCCACTCTTGATACACTGCCTCCGAAACGCCAAGGATCTCGGCAAGACGTTTTTCGTATGGCAGGAGTGGGATCATTGCAGGCGATAAAGGTTCATCTTGCCGCAGGCAGCAAGCGGGCCGACGATCAATCGCCCGTAGTGCCTCACTGTGATCAGTGTACGTTCATCCGGCAGCACGCCGATCCCAAAGCTGTCGTCTCCCCGGTCGAAGCGGATCAGCGCACCGGCCTCAGGCTGCTCGATCGGTTCGGTCAGGCTGTGCCAGTCCCGCCGCAGATCGTCCCAGGCGCCGCTGTGCGCAGCCGCATACCAGCGCTCCATCCGTTCTGCCGGCCAGGGCAAGCCCAGCTCCTCGCGGGTCGCCTGAGCGGTCCTGAAGCAGCAGGCAGCTCGACCGCCTCTGGGATCTGCGCCAAGCCCCCAGGGCAGGCCAGACCATTTGCGCCAAAAGGTCAAAACGTAATTCCTCCGCTGGATGGCAGTGGCCCGACTTGAGCCGCCGTGAGTCTACGGGTTGGCGCGGTGCCGGTGACAAAGTTAAGGGGATTCGTAAGCCTTAGCGTTACGATCGGGAAGTTATCGTCACCATCTTCCTGATCTGGGATTGCATCAGTGTAGCCGTAAGCGTCACAAACGCAAATAGTAGAAGACAGAAAGTTTAGCTCGGTCCATGTCGGGTATCCGCCTGCATTGTCAGGAGGCGTGCCAACAAGCAATACAGTCGAAATCTTGATAAGGTTAAGGTCCGTAGACGCTTGCGCCAGTTTTGCGGTTGTAATCATATTGCCAGGCGCAATTAGCTCAAAGTCGCCGCTTTCGTTGCCATCAGTTGAAATGTCGCCTGCAATACTGTACGGGCTAAACTGATACTGCAAGCCATTAAAGGTTCTCGTCTCTCCAATAAAGTAAGGCTGATACCGTTGCGGCACCTGGAATGAAGCGCCGGAAGGAGTCAGAAACTCAATGTAGTGGGTAGCGTACAGCATTAGATGTTCACAAAATCACGGACTTCTTTGCTGTTTCGCATACGAGCTAGAGTTCTGGCTTCTGCCTGCTTTAAGAGCAGCGCGTTATTCCTGCGCATCTGTTCCTCCGTAACCATGCGCTCGCCTTGCCGTTCGGTCACAGTGTAATCCAGCTCAAGCGGATCGGATTGCTCGCTGCCCTGACGTAACGCAGCGGCCTTCTCCATATCACTGCGCGGCACTACTCTACCGCTAACGCCAGGGAAGAAAAACTCTGGCTCTTTTTCACCTACGACATAACCCTTTCCGGCTTGTGCCGTGCCACCTTCTGCAAGAAAGCCGCCGAATGCAATGCCGGGGATCGCATCGGAAATTCCTTTGCTGAATAGGTTTGTGGCACCGCCAGAAACTGCGGAGCCCAGTGCGCCAGATAGCGCTGAGCCGCCTCCCAGAGCGCTGGAAAAGGCCATCTGAGCGGTGACTGTCTGTAGGGCCATCCCGAATGCCGCGACCTGCCCAGAGGCCAGCATCGAGGCCGATCCCAGCGCTTGCGGACCAGCCACCTCCGCGCCGGCACCAAGCATCTTGACGAGTGGCCCTTGTGCGCCGCCAAGCAAGCCGCCAAGCTGCCGTTGCATCAGCGTGCCAAGTTGCTGTTGCGCAGAATCAGCAAAGCTCCTGGCAACAGTATTCAGCATGTCGCGGCCTACGTCTTGGATCGTCTTGGCACCGTCAATAATATCGAGCAGGCCATTTGTCAGGCCGCCAGAGATTGCATCGGATACGCTAGTAATGTCTTTCTCAAGATTAGCCCAAACAAGTCGCTCATTTTCAAGTCGCTTGGTTTCATTGGCTACTCCCATCGCCATCGTCGTGTCACCCTTAAAAGTCTTCAGCCCTTGCTCATAAGCGCGTGCTTCTGGGCCGATAAGTCCTGCACGCAAGCCAGCACCAGTAAAGCGAGCGTCCTGCCTAATTTCGTTGATTTGCTTGCGGAAGTCATTTTGCTTGCTTAATTGTTCAGTTTGAGCTGTAAGGTCAGCCAGCTTAGCTTTTTCAGCATCACTGGCGAACCTATAAAGATTGGATGCTTTAAGCAGCTCTACATTAGTTGCTTCCAGTGCTCCGCGCTCCAATGCAGCGGCTTCTGCCTTGCCAACCGCCAATCCTTCCTGTAGTTGCAGGATCGCAGAGCGGGACCGCTCTTGATTCTGTAGCTTGTTGTTATCTTCAAGATTTATGCGGCGCTGCTTCTCTTCTCCCTTGGCGATCTCGACTGCTTTGCCAGCCAGGGTGTTAATTTGCTTGGCGACAGCAGGATCATTGCCATATTCCTTTTGAGCTTTCGCAAGCGCACTAACGCGATCTTTTTCGATCTGCAGCAGCCGCGTCTTGCTTTCGGCTTCAATATCAGCAACTGAAGCAGCATTATCAGTAAGGTCAAGAATCTTTTGCCTTGCTTCAATCTGCTGCTTTAGCGTGTCTCCTTGCTGCTTAAGTTGGGGCAGTTGGTTGGCCTGCAGAATCTGCTCAATTTGGCCAAGCTCGATACCTTTGAGCTTTAGCTTGTTTGTTTCTTCCAGGATTCGCTGGGCTTCCCCTAGACCGCTCCCGACTTGCAGGTTCGCCGCCTTATTTGCAGCACTAATCTTTGCGCCAGAAGGAGTAGCGCCTATAGGTACTGGGCTAAACTTCGGCTGGGGAATGCTGCTAATTTGTGCTGCGGTCTGGCTTTGCGCGTTAGTGCCCGCCAACTGCTGGTATGCAGACCTTGCATAGGCTTGCCTTTCGCCTAGCGCTACAATTCCAGCTCGCTCAAACTTTTGCTCAAATACTTTTGCAGCTTCTTCCGGCGTCCTGGTTTTGCGAAGCGCCGCAAGCGAAGCACTTTCGCTGCCTTGCAATTCGTGAATAAGGAAATCAATTTGCTTGCCTAAGTCTCCAGCTTTTTCTGGACTACCAGCAAACCTAATCAAGTCTTCCTGCCGGCTCCCTGTCCATTGCGCGATTCCATAGCCGCCCACGCGCTTTGGAAGCCCAACTTGACCACCCTCGTTTACCCTTGGGTTCAATCCAGACTCTCTCTGGAAATTGCCAATAATTCCAGCCGCCTGCTCTGGGGTTAGCCCCAATCGGCTCATTAGCTGCTTGCCGATAGATTGTGCGCCTGGCGCGACTGGGCCACCGGAACCGCCGCCGGCAGCGGGAGCCCCCATGGTCGGCAGCAGCATCATTGCCTTCATCCATAGATCAGCCGCTTCCCTTGTACGGTCGCGGACGTAATCTGAAACCTTCATCTTGTAATCTTCTACCGATCGCACATAAGACAACTTGCGTTGCTCAATGTCCTCTATCTCGCGTGCATTTGTACGCTTGTAATCTTCAACATCACGATTGAGCTTTGCCATCGCAAGCTCAAGTTTCTTCCTGGACTGCTCTATATCCGCTTCACCTTCTTTCCTTGCCCGCACCGATTCGCGGACATTGGTTAGCAGTTGCTGCTCAAAGCCAACTGCGGCGGAGAATGTCTGGCGAGCGCTTAGGTCGCTGCCTTCAATGCGGTTTTGAGCGCTAACGCGGCTATTGTCAATTCCTTTTTCTGCCGCTTGCTGGCGCAGGTCAAAGATTTCGCGTTCTTTCTTATAGCTATAATCAGCAATGTCCCTATTGAGCATCGCGCCATCGCGTTGCAGGTCATACGCCTGCCGTTGCAGGCTAAACGCTTCACGATATGCGGACTGGATTTGATCGGCAAGTTTGCGCGATTCCTGGACCTTGCTTGTCTGATCGGCAAGTTTCTCTTCTGGTGTTTGCGCTTGACGATTGCCGGCACTGGTAGCAGCCACTGCTCGACCGCGATCCTGCAGCTTGCCAAATAATTGGCGAGCCCCTTCAAACGGAGACAATGCGCCAAGGACCGAACGGCCAACCGGATTTTTGTTTAATGCGTTTCGCGCAGAAGCCGTCTCCTTGATTCCAGGAAGACTGCCTACTTTTGCGGCAATGGCAATTATGTCGTTTATATTAGCGGTAAAGCCAACAAGGGCAGGCAGCAACTGGGACTGTATAGTTCCAGCCATGATCGACCACTGCCCCTGT